GAGTAAGCTAGGCAGCTTACCCCTTAAGAGATAGGATGGAAGTCCTACCGCTCCAGTCGGGAGTTTATACCCGGCGAAAGTGGATCCTGAGCATCACGCCCAGGGGCCTACGTCCTCATACCCGCAGGGTATGAAAACTGTTCTCTTCTTCCAAACAAATCGGTCGCGAACCTGATAGCCGTCAGTAGACGGCGAGAAGAATTGCGACAGGATGGCGGCGTTGTAGTCGAAGAACCGAAACCTTCGAGGAATCGGAACCGAAACGTTCAACCAAACGCCATCGTACCCCAATTTCCTTACGATCGACCAGGCAGCTGAGCTGTCGTGGACGACCGTGGAGACTGTGGTAGGACCCCTTGTTTGGAATTGCCTCGGGAGTTGGTATACCAGTTCCTTCCATATCTTCTTGAAGGCCGGGTCTCGCGACCCACCACCAAGTCGACGTGCAAGGACAGTAATCTGGTTGACCAACGTAAGGATATCTGGACCATCTAGCGGTTCCTTCCAATAAATCGGAGTGGAGACGTGCCCTAAAAAGGCATCAGCCCCACACGACTCACGGAACGGGCCGTCAGAAAACGACTTCTCTCGATTCAGAGTGAAGCCGCAGACGTCCAGTATCTCTGCGATTGACTCAAACGAACGTGCAGGCACGACCAGGTCGTCACCATAAACGGTGACATCCGAATCGATCGAGCTGCAAAGGGCCCAGAAAAGGAGACTTTCGAGTTCGAAAGTGTATCCATTTCCCATACTCGACCACTTCTCGTAGGACCGTTCCCCTCCATCGAGGGTGTAGCGGTGACTACGGAGGCTGTCGAATATGTTAAGCCATGGTAACGGCAACAATGCCGAAACCACTTCGCGTGATACAGTGTCGGAGGCAGATGCTAGATCGATGGTAGCGTACTTCCCAGTACGCGACCCCTCAATGGCCCGACGTTGATTAAGCGTCTGATCATCGAGGTTGACGCCGAAGAGCCTTAACCGCTTACGAAGGTAAGCGCCAAGGCCTTTCTGC